GCTAGGTGGGTAGGGACCGCATGACCACCGCCCTTATCGTTCTCGCCGTCCTTTACCTGCTCACCGTCGCCGTTTTCGCGGTCATTGTGGCCCGGAAAGACAAGGCACACTCCGAAGACCTGTCGCTCACCCTGAACTTCATGGCCGGGCAGATGCGCGAGGAACGCGAGCAGCGCGACGAACTCCTTGAACGGGTTCAACGCCCGGAATACCGGCCTTTCACCCCGACCGTCGTGAACAATGACCAGCCCAACGGGTTCGCAGATGACCTTCACCTTGTCGGAACGGTTGTGGGGAATTACGAGCCACCGGATGATGCCGCATGAGCCAGTACGGTGACACTTCAGTAACGGACCTGAACAACAGGTATGAGCAGGCGAAATCGGCCCGGCTCCGGTACGAACCGGACTGGATGCTGAACCGGGCGTTCTTTGAGGGCGAGCAGTGGGTTCTCTATTCGGCAGGGCAACTTCGGGCACCCTACATTGACCCGCGCCGCCAATTGGTTACCGACAACCGGATCAAGCCCGTTGTTACTTCACGGGTTGCCCGGAAAGCGAAGAACCGGCCCATGTTTTCCGCCACCCCCCAGGGTGCCGATGATTCCGCGATTGACGCTGCCCGGATCGGGGAGCGGGTGCTGGAAAACGATTGGGAGGCGCTTCATCTTCACCCGAAACTTTTTACGGCCCTGCTTTGGGCTGATGTGTGCGGCAACTCGTTTTTGAAGGTGTATTGGGACCGCACGAAGGGCGACCAGATCCAATACCTGAAGGGCGAGGACGGGCAACCGCTGGTCGATGATTTCGGCAGGCCGCTCACCCCTGCCCAGCTCCCCCCGGAAATGATGGCTGACATTCAGGTAGGACAAATCGCGCAGGGCGATGTGTGCGTGGAAGTCAAAACCCCGTTTGAGGTTTACCCGGACCCGCTCGCAACGGACATGACCGATTGCGAATGGCTGATTGACGAAACGATCCGTTCCGTCGAATATGTCAGAAAGCACTTCCCCACCGATGTTTCCGGGCAACCGTTTGAACCAACCGCCGACTCTGACATTCCCGAAACCCCGGGGCAGGGCTGGCTTCAGTCCGGGCAACTTTATTCCGGCGCAACTTCCGGCTACAAAGGTGTTCGTGTAAGGGAATACTGGTGCCGCCCGAACACGCAGCACCCGAACGGCTGGTACGCGGTATGGGCCAACGACACCCTGCTTGTGGCGGAGGAACCGTTCGATCCGATGCCGTATGTGAAATTGAACTCGACGGAAACGCCGGGAAGGTTCTGGTGCCGGGCAATCACTTCTGATTTGCGCGGCCCGCAGCAGGATCTCAACACGATCCGCACCCAAATCAAGGAGAACGCCCGGCGACTCGGCAACCCGGCCCTGATGAAGTCCCGTCAGGCCAATGTGCGCTATCAGGGGGTTCCGGGCGAAGAAATCGAGTACGACTCCACCGTTCAAGACCCGACCCCCTCCTACCTCCAACCCCCGGCAATCCCGGTGTATGTGGAAAACGAGGTGGAACGCATCGAGAAGTCCATCGAGGAAATCTCCGGTATGCATGAGGTTTCACGCGCAACCGTCCCCACCGGAGTCACGGCGGCGTCCGCGATCAACCTGCTTCAAGAGGCAGACGAAACCCGCATCGGTCCCGAGATTCAGCAGATGGAATACGCCCTGGGGCAGTTGGGTACGAAGATCCTGAAACTCCGGGCTTCATTCAATACCGATGAACGACTTTTGAAGGTGGCCGGGGAGGACGGCAACTGGGACATTTCCGCGTTCAAGGGCGAAATGCTTGGTTCCGACCCGCATGTGGAAGTTCAGGCAGGCTCCCAGATGCCGCGTTCCAAAGCCGCAAAGCAGGCCGCAATGACGGAAGTTCTCGGGCTTCTGGTTCAGTACGGTGTCGCCGTGGACGAACGCAACATGCGGAAGTTCCTGAAGGACTACGAGGTCGGTGGACTTGACCGGCTCTTTGAAGGAATCACCGAGGACGCCAAGCAATGCAACCGCGAACACCGCCTCCTTATCGAAGGCCAGATTGACCCGCTGCCGATCAACACCTTCGACAACCATGAGTTCCACATCGCGGAACACACCGAGTTCCAGAAGACCCACCGTTACTGGCAACTGCCCCCGGACGCGCAGCAGCGTTTCACCTCGCATGTGATGGCGCACCGGGCTTACATGGTCCAGATGGTGAACCAGCAGGTAGAGCAGCAGTCCCAGGAGCAGACTGCCGGGCAGGAGCAGGACGCTAACATGGAAATACAAGTTGACCGGGCAAAAGAGGCCGCGAAAGCGGAGTTCGCCCAGAACGGAGCCACCAGTGGCAATTGAACCGCCCAACCCGCACACGATGAAGTTCCTGAACGCCATTGACGAGTTCATGGAATCATCCCCGCTTTTGCCGGATGGTGCCAGCGACCAGTTGAAAGCCATCGGCCAGCACCTTCGCGGCTACGATCAGGCGGACCTCTCGCCGGGCCAGAAGGCGGTCAAGCAGGCCCAGCAGCCCACGGACGGAACCGGTGCCCCTTACGCGCAGGCAGCTACCGGGCAAGACCTTCCTTCACCCGGACAGAGGGAGTTCGAGCAGGCTGTCTCCCAGATGCGTGACGCAGTTGGCATCCCCGCGCCGTCTAATAACTGAGGGTCAGTTCCTTCAGGAACTCCGTGATTTCGTTGCAGCGGATCCGGGTTCGCAGGCGGCTGAGATGGCTGCCCGTCTTGAAATGGAACTTGCGTCACCGGGCGCGTGGGACGCTGCGAAGCACGAAGCCTCGCCGGTAGAGGAAAGCCCGGAAACAACCGAATAGCAGTACGCGCCTGTTTATAGACTATTCTTTAGCGAGATATGTACGGACCAAGAGCTACCCGCACACAGAGGCCAAGCCGGACGGCAGTCCGGGCAGCCAAGTATGCGCGAGCCACAGTCGAAAGGCAAATAAATGGCTGACGAAGCTGCACAGCCCGCAGAGGGCCAAGGCACAGAAGGCAGCGAACAGGGAAACGAGCTTTACGCTCCGTTTCTTGACGGCGTTGACGAAGGTATCCACGAACAGGTAATTCCTGCTCTGAAGGCCCAGAACGCCGAGTTCACCAAGCGATTCCAAGAAAGGTCCGAGAAGTACGGACCCTACGAGGAAGCGGGCATCCTCAACATGGAACCCGAAGCGGTACAGAACATGGTTGCCTTGAGCGACGTTCTGAACGCAGCGGCGGAAGGTGATGAGGATGCTGTCGGACAGGCGCAGGACTGGTGGGAGTCGGTGGGCGAAGCCCTCGGCTTTTACGGGGAAGGCGACGGAGAGCAGGGCGAGGAAGTTTCCGGGCTACCGGAAGACTACGACCCCTACGACCCCGAACAGGCCCGGAACCTCACCATGTCTGTCGTTCAGGAAGCACTCCAGCCGTTCGCGGAACATCTCAGTTCCCGTGAACAGCAGGAAGCAGAAGCCGCAGCCGTAAGGGAAGCGGAAGACGCCTTGGAGGCTTCAATCACAAAGGTTCAGGAAGAAAACCCGGACCTGAGCGACGATGACATGACAGAAATCCTGCGGCTTGCTCAACTCCATGCCGAAACCAGCGACGATCCGATCCGCGCCGGTTTCGAGCAATACAAGGGGTATCTCGGGAAGGGTGAATCCGCCCTTTTCGCAAGCAAGCAAAACCAGCCCGTCCCGGCCCAGGGCGGTGGGTCCAACCCGCCTGAGCCAGTAAAGGTGACTTCGGCAAATGTGGCAGAGATAGCCCGGCAACGCCTTGAACAGTCAATGGCTCAGTAAAGGAGAAGTAACTCATGGCCACCCAGACAATGACCACCGCCGACGCGATCCTGAAGGATCTGTATGTCGGCCCGATCATCGAGCAGCTCAACTACAAGAGCTACATGATCGACCAGATCGAGCGGGAAAGCAATTTCACGCAGGATCACACCGGACGCCGGGCAATCGTTCCGGTACACACAGGACGAAACCGTGGACGTGGTTCCCGTGGCGACGGCGGCACTCTGCCGACCGCTGGCTACCAGAGCTACGCCGACGCGATCATCCCGCTGACCCAGCACTATCAGGCCATCGAAGTCACCGATGTTGCGGCCCGGGCAACCGAGTCCAATGCCGGTGCTTTCGTCAACCTGATCGACAGCGAAGTCAAGGGTGCCGCGAAGGATCTCCGCGAGGACATCAACCGTCAGGTTTGGGGTCCGGGTGGCGGTCTGCTGGCAACCGTGGCGGCTACCGCTACCACGACTGTCGGCCCGATCACGGTGGACTCAATCCAGTATCTCCATGTCGGAGATCCGATTGATGTTCTCCGCGTGACGGACGGTTCCACCGCTGGCACCAACTATCAGGCCACCGTTTCGGCGCTGGATGCGGCCAACAAGACCGTCACCGTGAGTGCGGCTGTTGGCGGTACTGTCGGTACGACCTTCGGGTTCTACCTGCGGGGCGCATACGGCCACGAAATGGTGTCGATGCAGCAGATCGTCGCTACCACGCGAACCCTGTTCTCGATCAACTCCGCCACGGCGGGTAACGAGTATTGGAACGCACAGGTACGCAATGTCGGTACTGCCGCTACCGCGCCTGTCGTTGCGGGTGAAACCTCGTTCGAGCAGATCGCTGACGATGTTGGCGCTACCGGACAGGGTGAAACCCAGGTGTATGTCACCACTCGCGGTATTCGCCGCAGGCTGGCTGACACCTTCCAGTCCACCAAGCGGTTCACGAACCGTGAGGCCGTTCAGATCCACGGTGGCTACTCGGCCATCATGGTCGCTTCGGGTGCCGGTGAGGTGCCGGTTGTCATTGACGATGACGCCCCGAAGGGTCAGGTGTACGCGGTTGACAAGGACGCGCTGCGCTGGTTCCATCAGTGGGGTCCGGGCTGGCTTGAGCGTGATGGCGGCATTTTCCATCTGAAGGATGGAGCTACCGCTGGCACGAAGGAAGCCACTTGGCAGGCGTGGATGGGCTGGTACGCCACCCTCGCGTCGGTCGCTCCGAACCGTCTGGGCAAGCTCCAGTACGCGAAGGACGACGATCCGGGCGTGACTGCCTAATCAAGACTGGACATTGGGAAGCCCGGGTTCTCGTCGTCCCGGGCTTCCCGTCCAGATTTTGAAAGGAAAGACAATGGCTTTTGGCAAGAACCAAGCAATGAAACAGGCAATCCGGCTCCGCATCGACCGGGCAAACGACCGTTCGGAAACGGCACGGCTGTTCTCTAACAGGCCGGTGAACCCGAACCGCA